AGGTTACCTGGAAAGACCCCAAAAAATAACATCTTATTGTAAATTAAACTACTAGATGTATTAGTAAAAGCACCATTACTAGGATTAATATCATAAGATTCACTTTGAGTTCCTGATAAATAAGTTGTATAAGTAAATTTAATTCTTTTAGCACCACCTGAAGTTGGCGATATGCCGCTAACTAATAAAATAGCAGCAGTACCATAGTCACCTTGATTGGCATATTGTGTTGTAGGAGCATTAGTTAAAAATTCTTTTGAACTTGAATTCAAATTAAATCTAGTTATATTATATCCGAAGTAATATTCTTCGCTACCTGTTCCGTGTCTAAGCACTTCATTGTGTGTTATATATCCATTAAATATTTTAAATATATCAGAATTTCTGTCATCATATTGTGTTAATCCTTGTACTGTAGCACTATACCTTTCTGTCTTAAATACTATTTGTAAATATTTTATTGAATTAGCTGCTCTTGACGCTTTGTCTATTAAATGTATAGGCACATAATCATCTTCTGTTGTAACATTGCCTTTATACTCACTAAATTCATACCCTTTATGGTCAGCCTTTACAAATGTTTCTATTACCTCTCTTAAATCAAACATACCAACACCTTTATTATTAGGCGTTGTTTTAAATATTGCTACTCTATCTGTTGAATTAGAACTTAAATCAGGAGTTGCTTCGCTACTTACATAAACGTGTGCAACAAATTTTACCTGTTTTTTTGTTGCTACTTGTGTAGGATTTTCAACTGTGAAAATTAATTCTTGCCCTACAGGTACGAAACTGTATAAGGGCTGTTGTATTATATCTGTTGCCATTATGTATTATTTTTTACTTCTTTTACTATATCTTTACTAAGGCTTTTAAGTATATCCTCTCCAAATCTTTTTAAACCTAATTCTAAAGGTCTTGAAAAAAAACTAATGCCTTTCATGCCATGTTTGTATATGCTATTTTGTAAAGCAAAAGAAAATGATTTGTCAGTTATAAACCTGCCTGTTTCTTTATCTCTTCCTTTTAAACTTCTATTTTTAATCCATTTAAATAATATTCCTGCAGGTGGTTTTTTTGTAGTATATTTAAAAGGCGATATAATTTCTTTTCCTTCAACATTTCTAAATGTTTGTTGATTGTCTGTTCCTGATACACCTTTGTCTACAAAAGCACCATAAGAAAGCATATAAAATCCTATTTCATAACCATCTTTTGTATGCCTTACGACAAAACGTAAAGAGTTGTATAAATCTTTAGATACGTTCTTTTTCTTTTTGGTTAATACTTGTCTTGCTTGTTGTATTGTATATTTACCAAAACTATCTAAATACCTTTCTACGTTTTTTAGTTTCACTATACTAACGCTATAAATATTTCACATTGTACATCTGTAGTTGCACTAGGTTTTGCTTGTATTGTTACTACATCTGCTAGTCCGCTAAATGCAGGTGTACTATCTGCTTCACCTAATACTGCATCTTCTGCTTGATATAACACATGAGAGCCACCTGCTCTTACAGTAACTTGATAGTTAGTTCCTGAAGTTACAAAAGCTAATATCATATCATCAGTTGTACTTAAATTTGTTACTCTTACATATTTAGCATTCTCTACATCTACTGCTCCTGCTGAAGAATGAGGTGAAGAACCAAATGTTACTATTGTAGTAGTATTAGAATGTGCTAATGTTAATATTCTTTCATATACGTCAACTATATCTGATGTAGTCAATACATTTGAAGAACCTCTTACTGAGCCATTTAATATTACTGATTCTGTAATTGTTGTTGTTAATTCTGCCATTTTTATTTATTTCTAATTAATGTTAATATTGTATTTATTTTTTCTTTTATCTCTTCCATGTTTTTAGCGTTCTTTTCATGATGTTTAGAAAAGGTGTCTTTTACTTCTCTTATACTAAAAAAGAAGAATTTATATAAAGCATAGAAACACCCTAAAAGCAATACCACGCTTAATCCATAGTTTTCTATTAATTTTAAAGTTTCTTCCATTATTTATTTCTTTAAGCTCTTTGGGTGTTTTGCTGGTAACAAATCATAATCTGTTGTATACTTTTTATTTTGAGGTCTACCATTTTTAAGTAGGTATAAATATGCGTTCACACGAGCAACCGCCCATTGCTTTGCTGACCTTACATTAGGACTATGCGAGGTATTGTAAGCACCTAGACCTCTTTGAAATACTGTTTTGAGCTGTCCTATTGTAGAGCCATATCCTAACTTTTCTTTATATCTTTCATTAAAATCATCTGACTTTTTTTGTAACATTTTTTCATCTGCTTTACTTACAACAGCACCTCTTGTAGTTTTAGCATCACCTCTTGCAGTTCCTTTGCCTTTTGGATTCTTTTCAGGTGTTTTGCTTTTTGGTGCTTTAGGACTTTTTTTAACACCTCCTCTAGGTCCTATTACAGCTAGCTTTTCTTTGTCAATTTCTTTTAATTTACTTATCGCCCAATTTACACCTGCTGAACCACCCCATGCGTCCCACATTAATCCGCCACAACCTTCTGAATATGGTACGTCTTTATTTTGTTGATGTCTTTTAAATGAAGCCATACGTGCTATTGTATCACGACTAATAGGCTTTCTGTCTGCTAATTGTGAAGAGCGAGTCCAGCCCACACGAGTTCCACAATCGCTTCCATTTTCTTCTTTCCATTTTCTAGCTCGCTTTGCATTATTAGTAGCAGCTTGTGGATAGTCTGTATAGGTTTCTAGCTTTATGCTAATTGCTTCTAATTTTTCTAATACATCTTCGTAGTTCATAATTTTATTCTTATTGTTGGAGGTATTATTTGTATTTCTACTTTACCTAATTTTATCTTATTTAATTTTTTTATATATTCAATCATATTAATATCCTGCTCCTCTTGAGCTTGCTATTGGAGCGTTACAAACATCAAAAGTATTCTGTACTAAAATACCTATATTAAAAACCCAGCCAACACAAAGATTATCAAATCTTTCTGAAAATGGTTCTATTGTATACTGCCCTTCTGTAAAATACACAGGAGCATTTATATCGTTAGAGCCAGCAAAAGGAACAGAGCCAAATTCAGATTGTTGTATAGAGTGTCTAAGCATACCTATATAATCTGTACATACTTGTAACATCTCGCTATATACAGTCTGCTCATTACTTAACGTTTTGTACAGTTTAGTAAATGTTGTTGCTGGACCTGGAGTAGGAGTTCCTGCTGGTGCTCTATTCTCTGTCCAATTACTTTCTTCTGTTACCATTGACATTACAAAAATCTGAAAGTTATACGTCAATGTAGAATCTCCTGTTGTTACATTTACAGGGTTTATATGCAGCAAAGGAAATTTTGTGTTTTTTTGTAAGTCTATTTCAAAAACATCTCCAACGCTTGTAGTTTGAATACCGTGATATTTTTCTGATAAATGTAGTAAAGTGTTTACTACGTTATTGTATGTTTTATTATTTACGCTCATTATCCAATTTTACTTTTTGTTGTGAGTTTAAATCTGTTTCGTAACTTAACCAAGTTAGACATTCTAATAATTTTAAACTCGTTACACTTTCTAATTTACTTACATCTTGGTTACAAAGTCTGTGCATTACTCCGAACCAACCCCACTTTTCTGCGAAACTTTCGCTTGCGATTGCGTGCTCATTTCCTCCGTCCTCTGCATCAAATACGATGGCAAAATCTGAAATAATTTGTTTACGAAAGTCCAAAAAAAAACCAGCATATTCTGCACTTGTTCTGCAGGCATTTTTTTAAATATTTCACTCCTTATCTTTATATTACCATCATATGCTTCAATCGTGTATATGTTGTTTTTCTTTTCAATTACAGGTCTAAATAAAATAGCACATAATTCAGGTAAGTGTTTATCTATTCCTAATTTTATGTATGTTTCAATATCTGCATATTCTCCTAATGTAATTTCTTCTAAGTCAGGGTGGAAGCCATATTCAACACCATCTATTTCTATAATTTTATTTAAAACAGTATTTTGCTCAGTTTGCAAATCAGTTAGTCTTTTCATAACTAATGCAACATCTTGTACGCTTAACTGCTTAATTAATTTTGTAGGAATATCTGAAAATAATTTAACTACTTTTAACGCTTCTTCACTTCCTGAAAGATTTTCGTAACCAATTAATGTTAGCCATTTATCTAATGTTACATCTGACCAACTATTTATAATGTTGTAATCTTTAGTCTTGTTGCCCTTTTTTATCTTGACCTTCATAATATATAATGTAAAAAGTTTGTATTTAGTTTAAAGTTATTATATTTGCCGCTCATTTCTTAAATTGTTTCCATTTCTCTAGGGGGGTTGTCAATCTGACGCCCCCTTTCTCATTGTACAAAATACCTGCCTGCATTAGGATTGTCTAAGTGGTATATAACACAATATCTCGCACCATCTATTGCATGATTATAAGCATCTACATATAACTTAGAACCTTTGTCTGCATATACATAATTGTTAAGCTCTTTAGCTATATTAGTAGATTCAGGAGATATTACTAATTCAAAATCTTGCATTCTTGTAACGCCACTTTCTATAGTTCCTTTTTTTACAGGTCTTATGTTAACTCCCAAATGTTTTAAATCTGCTATTAGTCTAGGCTCTGCACTATCTGCAATAATAAGTGTATTGCCTACTTTGTCTAATACTATCTTTGCTAATTCGTGTGACTTTAAGCCATTCTGATATATATGCTCTTTTAAATATATCTTCATTTTCTTTTTATCTATTGCTACTTCTGTAAGACTGTCAGGGTCTACTGAGAATCCAAAGTCCATTCCGCAACTTGTCTGTAAATTGTCAGGATTAAATTCACCAATACTCCAATTAGTAAACACAACACCTTCTGCTTTATCTAACCAGCCGCCTAATATTTTATGACTATACTTTTTAAAGTTATTATGCCTTATAGTCTTAATACGCTCTAAGAAGCTCGTAGACAGATTATCTTTATTGTCTAGGTATGTACTGTGTATATAACATACATTGCCTTTAACGCCATTAAAACCTGCCTGTACGCCTTTGCTTTCAAAGAACCTTCTGTATATCCAATGTTCTTTAGTGACAGGATTGAGTATAAGTATGATTCTATTTTGCACATCTTTTTCTCTAATACTTAAATCAATAGTATCAAATATATCTTCGTCTATTAACTCTTCTGCTTCATCTAACACCCAACAGCTTATTCCTTGTAATGACTTTAGACTAGCAGTCTGATTACCTGCTGAAGTCTTTATACCTCTAAATAGTATATCGCTCTTATTGCCTAAGTTTACAACCTCAGCTTTATTAACACTAAATATCTTTTCAAATCCTAATAGACTAATCTTTTCTAAAAATTCAGGTATTATAGATAAGTGAGCAGATACCATTGTATATCTTGTAAATAATACTCTTATGTTTTTAGACATTGTAAGTAATGTCAGAAATACTGTAACAGCAAATGACTTTCCTGAGCCACGACCTCCTGTTATTATAAAGTATCGTGCATCAGAATTGAATAGTGCTTGATATTTCTTATTCAGTTTCAGTTTCTACAAAGTTTATTAGTGGCATATTAATACTTTCATCATTAGTAGTTACGTCTACTCTTTGTTGTGGTTTACCATAAAAATACTCAAAGAATAATTTAACTGCCCATTGTTCTTTTTTATCTAATCCTTGTTCTAAGGACTTTAATGCCTTACTATTCATAGGAGTCAAATGCTCTATTAACTTTTGCTCTTCTGCTTTGCTTTTACGTCCTGCACCTTCTCTTTTACCTCCGTGTGTACTCATCTTGAAAAAACTTGATTATTCAACTTGTTTATTATATAATGTAAATTATTCATATTCATTTGGCAACATTAGTCTTATATTCAATTCACTTAAAGCCCATATTCTAATCTGCTCTGCATATATCTCAAACTCTTTAGTATTCATTGTAGCTGTGCTATTGATTACTTGCAGACCTACTTTGTTGTTATTTACTTCTATGCTTTGCCATTCACTTGCAAACTTTACTTTAAGTATATCGTGCATCTCATTAGGATAGTAACCTAATTCATCTGCTAACATTTGCACTATGCACTTCCAATAATAATTATTTTGCATGATAGACCTGTTATTACGTTGTTTCTTTACATCTACTATATAATCATTGCCTAACTCTTTTAAATAGTTTATCAGGCTTTGCTTATCTTTATTATCCTTTATTACAAACTTCATATTTAACTATCATTGCCGTCTAATAATTTTTCTTTAGTGTCTTTCCATAGCCTATCTTTATTCTTACTTAATGATTGCTCTGTACGTCTTAAAGTAGGCATACCGTCTACAGGCTCGCTATCCATATATTTACCACAACTACATATAGCTTCTTTGCATACCCATTTACCATCTCTGTGTACGATAGTAGCTTTACCTACTTCTTTAGTTTCTTTACAGCATTCGCATTTATATAGTGTCATCAGTTAAATTCTCTAATTCAAAATGTAGATGATGTATAGCCTTTTTAATATCTTGTATGCCGCCATCATCATGCTTATTCTTGCTTCTTAAAAGATATGTTACTGCTGTTCCTATATTGTAAGTCAAGTCAAAATTCATTACGACATCTATAGCCATGTAACCTTTTTTCCCTTTATAATATTTTGGTATTTTATTTTCCACTTTTGTGTCTTTTTAAATTTTTGTAAAATTCTTTTTTTTCGTGTTGTTTAAGTTTATAATCTAATATCATAGCCATAATAAATATAACCATAATTATAATGCCTAAACAAAAAAGCGTAAATTCTATCATTGTGTATTGTATTTGTTATATAGTTTTTTTATTCCATCAAAACAAGTTGACAAGCAAGAACCACAATTGGTATTAGGATTGTAGCTAGTGCCATATATAGTGTTGTAAATATCAATCATCTTGTTTTTAGTTTTTACATCTTTTGCTCTTCCTGTTTTTAAATCTTCCCATAATATTATTATTTCATCAATTATGTCTTGCGGTAATTCATCAGGCTCAGGAATACTTGTTGTTTTATTCCAATATTTTTTAGGGCAGCTCATAGGAGCTAATCTTGCTTTAACTTTCATAAAGCATTTGCATATACCACAATTGCCTAATAGACTTAAATAATGGTCACAGGACTTGCATATTGTAATTCTATCTTGATATATATTATCAGGTACAAAAAATTTCATTTACTCCACTTCCTTTTGTATTTATTATTTTTTGGACATTCAAATCCAAACATCATTATCCAAGTATTATTTTTTATAGGATTATATAACTTAACTTTCTTCATTTAATTTTTCTTTTAATATTGTTCTTACTTTATCTATTGTGCTAAACAAACTATTTCTACTAATCTTAGTTTTTTTAGCAAGACTATCTAAAGTGTTTCCTTCATAATAATATAACTGAAAAATCTTAGAATCATACCAAGAAAAATCTTTTTCTAATGTATTATCTATTTGTTCTAATTTTTTCCATCTATTATCTACATCTTCATTAGCAACATTCTGTAGGCTTTTATTAATATTATTATCAAAGTATTTATTGTCATCACTATAAGTACAATTAAGAGTATAAATAGAGCTGTCAATATGCGTATAATATTTTTTGTATTTATAATAATATCTACTGTATTTACTGTTTAATGACCTGCTTATTACTACTGCACCATATTTAATTATACCCTGCTCACCATCTTTTTCCCAAATCTCTTTTAATGTTGTTGGATTCATACTTAAAAAATACAACATCAACTCTTGTACGACTTCATCTACTTCGTTCTTGTCTTTTGTTAAACCATAAGTCATTTTCCTAAACTTGTCTGATAGTTCAGATATTTTTTTGTAAATATCATTCATCAGTAGGCTCAATTTTTTCTATCTTATTGACTAATTGCTCTAACATCTCAGCTAATACTACTCTATAAGCTCTTATCTTAGCAGAGTTCCTTTTTGTTTCAATACCTGCAAAATATCCTTGTACCATTACTGATACGTTAATAGGTATAATCATTAACCAATCCCAATAGTTGTTTTCCTTTGCACCTTTACCATAGTTATTATGATACTCTAAAATAACGTCTAAAACTTCATTATAACTTTCGTATCTTGTTGGGTTGCTTACATCTTGTACAAAATCATCACACATTGTAAGATAGGCTTCTACTGCTTGTTTATGTTCTTCATTTGCATATATTGGCAGTATCATACGTCAAATTTAATAAAAAAGTTACTCTAATCCTTTTTCTTTTTTTAATTTATTAACAATCTTTTTGTAATAACTTATCTTTTCTTCGTAATCTACTCTTGACATTTTTAAATTAGACCTAGACTTAAATTGCATTTCTTCAGCAGTTCCTTCTCCATATTTAGAATCTAAATGAAGCCCAAAACGATACTGTTCGCCCTGACCAAAAAGATTGTCAGCAGGAGACTGTGGTTGTACGTTGATTTCGCAGTATCTAGTAGCCATATGCCTTCTTGACATAAAATGTCCTGCGTGCATTTTTTTGTAGTGATAAACTCTGCCTGATGTAAAGCATTGAACCATACCATAATCATTACAATCTCTAAGCCTAATGTATAAGCTAAACCATTTATCTAGTTCTTTTTTTAGCTTGCTTATAGACTTCTTAGTATTCGTCATAACTACCTGTTAAATGATTTTTAGGTACTTGACAAGACATATGCACATTATAGCCTAGCTTAGCTTTCATTTTATTTTGCTGAGTAGTCTGTCTTTCTTTATACATATCACCTCTTAATTCTACATTTTCTTCTTGCACTTTTCTACGCATTCTTGTTAGTCCTTCTACATTATGCAGCTTGCTTTGTGCAAACATACATAGAAATTCATAAGCAGACATTTTGTTAGTGTCCATTCCTTTTTTTTCTAGTTCATTAGTCCAAAATCTAGCAATTAGTTTTGAATCACTATCTCTAAGTCTTTTGTCATTAATTAATAGTTTCTTAATTTCTTCTTTTGTTTTCATTTTTTAAAGTTTTAGAAACTATACAAGCAAAGAAGATTCCGCACACAAGTATAACTGCTCAGGTTATTTATTATGAATTTAACTTTGCTCATATAGTTTTGTTAATGTTTTAATTCTCTTATAATCCACATCACAACTGCTGTTATTAATACCCAACCTATCATTTTATTTTATTTTTTAATTTATAATATATATAGCCTGCAAAAGGAGTTCCTAGCAATAATGTAATCAAGCTAGGGTGTGGTTCACCGCATACTCCTGTCATATGTTTTAAAAACTCTATCATTTTAAAAGCTTTACAGGTTCTTGGTAATATAATACATTTTCTTTTGGTTTGCCAAGCGTATGTACTTCATAATAAGCATTGTCGCACATTTCTTTCATTTTATAAGTCCATTTATAAAACGTTCTTATATTTAAAAAAGGTTCATCTTTGCCAAATCTTACGCCATGATGAAAAGCGTTTTGCACTTGGTTAAAAGTCATATTACCAAATCTTTTTTCATTGATTAAATCACTTGCAAATATCTTACTAAGACTAGCCATAGTTTGTGGGTCTGTTTTATGTCCTATTTCTACACTTGTCTTAGCTACTAAGTCTAAGACCTTTTCAGTTAGTTCTTGTAAGTTTTCTTTTTTTAGTGGTATCATAATAATTTTTTAGCTTCTTGCCAAGCATTTATTTGACTATCTAGCTTTGACATTGTTGGTTTTGTTTTATTCCATTTAGTTTCATTTTTCGCCCAACGCAATAATCGTAATTTTATTTCAAATGTAGACTGTTTTTGAAATCTCATTTTCTTTTTTCCTTCAGTCCAATAGTTAATAAAGTCCTCTAACATACTTTTAGGATAATCAAAACTCATAACTTCAGCAATAAATTTTTCCTTTATAGTTATATTATTACTTGTATTATTATTACTTGTATTATTCTCTTTGACTATTTTGTCGTTAGAGCTAACTACTTTTTTGTCAATACCTATAATTCTTTTAATGATTTCTTTCTTTTCATTACGCTGTATTTCTATTGTAATAAAACCTAATTTTTTTAAATCAGAAAGCCATCTAGATACTGTATTTTTGCTTACTCCATACAACTCAGCAAAGTAATTATTACTTGCGTAGCAGTACCCTAGCTTATTACTTAACGCTGTTATTTCACCATATAATAATTTAGCATTAGGCTTTAAGCTAGAGTATCTTACCTTTGCAGGTATTATCGCATAGTAGTTAGGTTTTTCTGTCATTTATATAATAATTTATAATTACAATTTGTCAGCGCTAAAGTAATTAATTCATATTGATTTGAAAAATCTCTATAAGAAACTTTGATGTCTACGCTTACCTTACCAGATTTTACTCTAATAGTAGTTTGT